ATTGCCGCGCCGGAGGAGCTCCCGGGCTGACTTTTGGCCAGCCGAAGGAGTACTTCCTGTATGCCATCCATCTGCCCAATAAGCTTTATCGCCACCGCCATATGTCACTGGATACATAACTCCTTTACCAAAATCAACCATCTGCTCTTTGATGTATTTCCACGCATTGTCCGTTGCAGGAAAACTTCCAACTTTTACATACGAACTAATTATTGTATCTGTATTAGTTGTTAACAATCTGGCATCATCACATCTATAATATGTACAGCTTGTATTTCCATCAGAATCTGTCTCTATAATATGAACAGAGTTTCCAGATACCGAAAGACCTCCCGGCATAATCTCAATGCCATTAATCTTGCAGATATTCTTTCCATCTGTATTGGATACCGGGCTTCCATCGTAACCCTGTACGGAATCAGTGGATCCCGTCTCCCAATGCATTGCACTTACCTTGTAACTTGTTTCCGTCGTAAAAGGTGCTGCAACATCAAGCACCAATGCACTATGTGTTTCATCCACAGCTTCAATCGCCGTGATTTTTACGCTATCAACGATATTATGCATATAAGCATAATATCGATCATAGTTCGTATTTGAACCTGGATTTCCAACACTGACAAATGAACCAACAACAAAATAATTCGCCTGATCTTTTGTGAGAATTACTCTCTTTGTATTCTCTTCAGCAACTGCAACATTATACTGATTACTGTAAGCTGTGCATCCTCTCATATAGGCCTGCAGATCTTTTGTTCCGTACTTAATCATTGTCAACGCCAGAACCCATGCAGCATCCACATCTGTTTCAAAGCAGTATGCCGGACCCTGCTTTCGTGCATATGTAAAATTTGCATACGAAGGTTTGTTTCTGACGGGTTTTCCGTTGGTTACATACGGAACACCATCAATATCCACTGCCGCTCCTTTAGGATGGAGCATCCATCCCTGCACCGTATTGTCTGGACGAACACATTCTTTCATCGGAACATATCCTTCTTCTTTTCGAGGAAGCATGGACCAATGATGCAGCCAACCATTGTCTTCTGCATTTCGCTCTTTTTTGTAATAGAGTCCCATGTTCATGATTCCACGGTTGACTTTTCCTGTCGTCTTATATCCCGGCATTCCCTCAATTGCGGTAATTTTCTGGTTTCCATCATCATCGAGGATCCAGTTCACTTCAATCGGACGGAATGCTTCGAGGGTTCCAATTTGGTCTTCTCCAGCTGTCGTATTTGTGGACGGTGTGCAGGTAAGACCAGACAGAGCATCTAAACGATTTACCGTGCAGGCCTGTGTAACATCCGGATCAAGTTCTTCTACCGTATAGATTTCTCCCGTACGGCGCATAGCATAGTAGCGTTCAATTGCACTCTCTAAAGTGCCACCAGCCGCATTAATAGCTGCCAGTTGCTCAGCTGCTACGCTTTTAATCCCCTGTGTCTGTGTTGCTGATTCAGCCTGTACATTTTTAATTTCAGATGCACCTGTATTATTGATCTCAGTTTTTCTCGCATCGATTGTGTCGTTTATAGCTTTCTGAGACGCATCTACCATAGATTTTTTTGTTGCAGTGATTTCATTTTTTATCTCATCTGCTTTTGCATCTACGGATTTGTTTATGGTTTCTATTGCGCTCGTTGTCTTTTCAGAAAACGTATTGTCCAGTCCAGCAATTTTATCATTTACATTTTTCTCAGATGTCGCAGCGGATGATGCAGCCTTTTCAGCCGCAATTTTGTATCCGGCAACAACATCTTTTGCATTCTCTGCATCTCTGGCCGAAGCTGCTGCTGCTTCGGCTGAGTTCGAAGCCGCCTGTGCACTTATTTCTGAAGCCTTTGCACTTGTCTCCGCCTCAGATGCTTTTTCTTTTGCTGTCCTGGCCGCTTCTTTAGTTTCTGTCACTAAGTTTTTGAAATCCGGGGTTGCTTCTCCTGGCACCGAAGAACAGAACCATCTGTCTGTACTTTCACCAGGAGATGGGCGCACACCAATTGTATCATCCTGCAAGCAGAGATATGAACCGCCACCATATGACACCATATCTAAATACTTATATGTTTCAGCGTCAGAATAACTTCCACGAGGATTTGGTGTAACGTTCCCCATGTTAGTCCACTGGCCACTGCCCGTTGATCTATTTGCCATTTAACCTCTTTCCCTCCATTTGTATTCCAATTTTGAACCGTTTAGTCGGAACTCTATGTCTGTTTCATCCGGATTATTCCGCATATACAAGCAAGGTGGCTCAATGCGAAACTCGACAAAGCACACATTTCCATCCTCGCCTTTCAGATCAGCTTCCTTGCCCTTTACATAATTGTCGATATCTCCCTTTGCATCTTCCACCTGCCCCGGAATACCCATTACGGCACGCTCTGCCTGACGCGCGTAATATTTTGCGTTATCCGTCAGGCTTTCAGGAACCTCTGCCAAACCAACCGCAAATCTTTCGGCCAGCTTTCCATATTCCTGAACATTCGTGTTCGTTGCATCAAAATATCTCAGAAGCTGTTCAAAATAATTCTTTGCATCCGGTACGGTATCTCCGGAAGTATACCCAGCGTTTACTACGATGATCGCCGCTTTATTTGTGACCATGAAATCGCCCGCCATCACTGACACATAACACACTCCAGAAGTCTTAAAGAAGCTGTCAGGTATATCACACTTATCGTCTACAAGCAGTCGCAGCTCTTTCGTGCCCTCTACATTTTCGAAGACAGCAGTTTTCGTAAGATTGTCCCAATCAGAAGAATGAAACTGGAAAACCGCTTCAAATACATTCCGAATGCCTTCCGTTGCAAAGATATTCTTTGTTTTAGAGATCATGAGGTTTTTAACATTAAAGATAACTTCTTGCTTTATCATTTTTAAAACACCTCTCTTTTTTACCATATTTTTTCGATATTATCATTTTTTTGTTAGATTATATCGAAAATAGTTATAAGCTATTCAGCATATTCCACTCTGCTTGAGTGATAATGTCAAGCGCCCATTTTTCTGGCACATAATTCTCCATATGCTTATCAATACCGTGTTTCTTGTAATAATTGTTCCAGAAATAGATGTTTCCGAGTGCTCGTGCCTTGTGCATGTTACAGATGTAAGTAGCCCTTGCATCGGGTGTGCCAAATACCTGATAGTTGTATGCAGTACACCATGAGCACCCCTCTGCAACGGGACAATTGAAGCATTCATCCGTGCTCTGTGTTCTCCGATCAATCTTCTTAAGGCACTCCACACGGCATTTGTGGCATTCACACTGGCAGATTCCTGTATCCACATCTCCTATACTATATGGTTCCTGCTGCCCTGCAAGAGAGCTTTCCATATACCGCAAACATGGATATATGATGCCATCTGGGTCAACTGCCAGCATAACACCATTCCCGCCGCACCAATTTTCAAGATCATCCTCCTGCTTTGGACGAAAATACTTTTCCTCAAACAAGGAAATATAATAATCCTTTTCCATGTCAAGGTTGTGTTCCAAAATATAATCAGCCAGCTTTTTCAGCTGATCGTAAAAAACTGTGGCGTGAACCGGTTTCCATCCTTCCTCATACACACAATTCGCATTAATCTCGTTATATCCAAGTTCAATCATATGTGTGATTGCATCGTATGTGTGCATTACATTCGCCGGAGCTATAGTAACTTTGCTTCCCATGTATCCGCCCTTATTCATCCAGTCTTTTGCCGCTGCAATCGCCAGATCATACGATGGATGACCGTCTGGAAACACTCTGCAGGAATCATGTAGCTCTTTATTACCATCAACGGTAACAGAAAAAGACAGTCGATTGTTCCATTTCTGCAAAACCTTCTGTACTTCTGGTTCGAAGTAGCACACACCATTACTGCAGATAGAAAACATTGTTTTCATAAGCCATGGATGATTTAGTTCTATCATCTGGCCAATAGTGTAACTGCAGATTCGATCAATCAGCCCTACTTCCAACAGCGGTTCTCCGCCGATAAAGTCAATGATAAGGCCAGGGGAACGCCTTGGATTGATATAATCTCTCATGCCCTTTTCTCCAGTTAGCAGAAGATCAATCATCTTCTTTGCCGTATCGAAAGACATTTTCTTTTTGCCCTTATGTGTCTGATAACAATACTTGCATGCCAGATTGCAGTCATCAGTGACCTGAAACGTAATGGTCTGAGTCAGAATCTTTTCTGTCCCTACCGGTTCGTGCAGCTCAGGATATAATCTGCTCAGCCTTTCGGAATATTGTTCTGTTCTTTTCATTTGATTCCCTCAATTTCACAATTGCACAGAATGTCTACTTTCAGTTCTCCTGTCTTGTACTCAAGATTCCATTTGATCTTGTGATGTTTAAGAATCTCCGGAATATATTTTTTCTCAAGCTCTGCTACTGCCATGCTGAACTGTGCATCCAATTCCGCTCCCTGTTTCTGATAAGCCTTAAATGCTGGGCTATTGATTACATCTGGGTCTTCCATGTGTGCTTCGATGATTCTCTGCAGGACATCTTTAGTAAATCCCCTTTCGTAGTCCAGTCTTTCGATGTACTCTGCCTCTTTGCTGTCTACTTTAATAATTACTGTTCTCATTTTTTTCCTCCTAATTAAATGAATATATCGGTGTAGTCGCCTGTCCGTAGCACTGATTCCTGCAGGTGCCGCCACAATCACTCTGACAGCTTGATGCACAGGATGTAGAGCATCCTCCACAGCTGGTTCCGCAGCCTCCAGAACAATTGCTTTTGCAGGTTCCCATGCAGCTATCTGTGCATCCGGAACCACAGGAATTTCCACAACCCGAACAGCCGCTACAGCCAGTACAAGACTGAGCGCAGGAAGCTGTGCACTTATTATCACAACCCTGACAAGTACCAGAACAGGTACCAGAACAGGTGCCAGAACAGGTACCGGTGCAGGTACCGGTGCAAGTATTACTGCATCCTTCGCAAGTCCATGTGCATGAAGAATAACATCCGCCTTCGCACCAGGTATTGCAGTCGTTCATGCAATTTGCTGTGCATGTCTGATTGCAACTGCCCTTGCATCCGCTTGTGCAATCATCTGCGCATGTCGAAAAGCAACTGTTTCCGCATCCGCCTGTACAGTCTGCGCAGGTGTCCGAACAATTTGCTGTGCATGTCTGAAGGCAATCCGTTTTGCATCCTGCCTCGCAATCATCTGCGCATGTCCGTTGACATCCAGTACATTCGTCCGAACAATTGTGATTGCACTGCTTTGTGCATGTTTTATCACAAGTACCAGAACAGGTGCCGCTACATATCGTACTGCAATTTCGCGAGCAGGAAGTCCCGCATCCGCCGCAGTTGCCAGACGCTGTGGACTTACAGCTCGTTGCACAACTCGTTCCACATCCTTTTGAACACGCCATAGATATCACCTCCTCTCATTATGTAGTCATCGCGCCGGTTGTACATCCGGAACCACAGGTATGTGTGCATCCAGAAAAACAGCCATCTGAACAACCACCGCAGGATGTAGAACAGCCATCTGAACAACTCTTTGCGCAAGTGGTATCGCAACCACCAGTACACCCAGTGCATCCCTGACAGCCAGATGTGCAAGAACCTACACATAACCCCGTACAGAGTCCTCTGCACCCACTATCACTTGCCTGCTTATCTATTTTTGCAAGGGTATCAACAAATTTCTCCGCCTGATCGACGATCACATCTGCTCCACTATGACTCTGTTGCAGGCTGTTATCTTGCAAAAAATCCGCTACATTAAGCAGCGGATCAATAACCTTTTGTATATGTTCATCTGTAATGTCTCCCCCAGTGACCGGAACAGCATTATAATCATAATTTGCAGCAAATTTATTCATTGAAGCGCTTGAACCATGCTCCACACAGCTTCTCCTTGCCATTTCTTTTTTTACTTTTGCCCGCAATTCTACAAGTCTCTCTGCTGATATCATATAGCCACCGCCTACAAACTCGTGATTGCTGTCTGAGCCGGCTGAAGCATGACATAATCAACGGACACCGTTATATTTGCGCTATTTTTCAGCAATCTCGCAGTAATAGTAACCGTATCATTCAATTCAACATTAAGTCCAAACGTCTGATAAACTCCTGCTCTTTCAAACATATTTGCAGTAATAGTTCTGGTTTCCAATATCGCTCCGCCAGACGTTACATTTAATTCGATTAGCCCGCCGTTATTTGAATTTGAGTTCACTTTCACTCTAATCAACAAGCTATAGAGTCCTTTTCTGAGACTATCGATTGCTTTTTGAAACAGTGTCTGTACTGATGCTGTCGACGACGTTTTCCTGATAACGCTGAACTGCGCGCTTGCATCTACGATATTTGCATCCGCCGACAGCTCTGGTCCTCCATAGGTATTGTCAATCGCAAGTGTGTCAATCCGTTCGATCATCTTTGCTACCCGTCGTTCGAGATATATAGTATTAAGCAGTAATGTCCTAAACATAGGATTTACTACATCCGCATGAACCAGATCCTTTGTCTCGATGATTCTCAAAGCTTCATTGAACTCCGGATTCTCCGGGATAACCACGTTCGCCATATATAATCATCTCCTTACTGTAAAACATCATCAATTTCAAATCTCATTGATACATTCGAATCTTTACCTTTTGGAAGAAAATTAGCAATCATGATGATGTCTCCCTCAGAGTCATACAATCCGATCTCACTTATGCTCTTTCCGTTGGCTTCAGATCCATTTAATGTGCAATAATATTCACACTTGTTTTCATTGGTTTTAAGCGTATGTCCATCTACCGCTTTTCGAAGAAATTCATTTTTCAATGTTTCTCCCGGACTAAGAACTGTTGAACCATTCGAGCCGCCACTTCCAAACGCAAATCCTACAATCTTAGGCAGAGTGATCTCTCCGGCTCTGGCTCTCAGGATTTTCGTCCTTCCTACTACTGTTACCTTTCCTTCCATCACAATTCCTCCGTTGTTACTTCTGTATCAAATTTTATCGTTCCATCCCATTTGTACTCTCCATTCCACTGATTGAGATTCTTGTAGATCATAACATTCCCGGTCATTCCAACCGGAAGTTTTTCTGTTATTTCACATTTAACTTCAACCGATGGTACAGAAAATCTTTCTGTCCAGACATGCTGCATTCCTATGTCTAACGCTGGGAATAGAACTCTTTCCCTCTCACTGCATATTGCGGCTTCAATAACATATCGAGCCTGCATTGACAGATGAGATGGTTTTATTTTTCGGATATATTCCAGTAAAACATCGACGGAATATATCGGATAATCTGCTCCGATCAACAGGTCGATACCAAACACATACTTCTCTACCTGCTCCGAGACGCTCGCAGAAAGCCCAAATACGGTCTGTATAATGTTCTCGAGCCTATAAGGCGTAATGGACGATCTGGCCGTCCTATCGCGTCGATTCACGACTGCTTTTCGGCGATCATCAATGTCTTTTGTTCTGTCGATAGGTATTCCATACATAAGCTCGTGAAAATACATTCCCCATGCAGCTGTTTCCGGAAATGCCTGCTTCTGCGCTTCGCTAATCCTCCTGCTTGCAGTCTCCAGTTCCAGTCCAATAACCTCGTATATCCATTTTCCGACATACGATTTATCGTACCAGCCTCTTGTCACATACGTCAGGAGCCTCTGAGCAACCTCATTCGTAGGAAAATGTTCCAGATCAACATTGTCTATATGCATCTCTATCCCTCCGTAAAATTAAGCTCCGTCGCAGTTGTGATCGGATAATAGTCTGCCGCAACCGATATATTGTTCGTATTTTCATTTATACGAAAATCTGAGAAATCAATTACTCCGGCTGTGTTAGACAACAATGCAGATGCAACCGTATACCGGATTTCTTCACTGTCCTTAGCTTCCCTGTAGTAGGTCTTTAATGCTGTCAGGAATGCTTCCTTTACATTATCGATACTGTAATTGCTTTCCAGTTCAAGCACTGCACTGTAGGATATGGTCATATCCTTCACTGTAGATATCGTCACGGATGCTCCAATTGGAGCCAGACGCTTCATTCTGTCCTTCGGAGATACAATATAGTCTTCAACCGCCTGCAATGTTTCTTCTCCGACTGCACTTCCGTCCGGATCCGCAACAACAACCTTAACAGTTCCAGGCCCTTTCCATTCAGCTTCCACGACAGCAGAACCAACACCGGACACCTCTTTCGCCCAACGGACATAATCTGCGTCACATCCTACAAAGGAAACCTCTGCGGAGCGAAGCTTTTCAAGGATTCTTTCTCGGTATGTGTCGTCGTCCTCTTCGTCTGTGCCACCCCTGATAGGATTCTCATTCGTCACAGAAGTAACATTCTTGTTTGGCTGTTTCTGCAATGTCACAGTATTTCTTGTCACATTATAAGAAGCTCCTGCGAGAACAGACGCAACAGCTATGTCAACCGTTCCCTGTTCTGGGATAGTTACCTCCTCAGTCGTCGCAAATTCAACAGATGTCGAATCTGTTGTACCTTCGGTACAAAATACCGTCCCTTCCTCGATAATCGTTCCAGCGGTGCCTACGACGGTCACATGACCGGATGCTCTGCTCGCCTGCTTTCGTGTAACCTTTGCAGATACTCCATGCAGATCAAGCCATTCACCCCAGGCCCACATTGGAAACATAAGCATCAATGTTCGGGTAAGGTTGTACTGTATCAGTCTGGAGATCTCGATTGCAGTCGGCATGGTAAAATCATACGGAAAGTCTGCCGGCATATCAGATATATCAACTGGCAGATTATTCATCATCCGGGACTGGATTGTATCAGGATCGCTGTTATCTATAAATTCTGGAGTTACAAATTCTTCTGCCAAATTCTCATCTCCTTTTCAATGTTACTTCTAAATCGAATTTTTCCCAGTGTATTGCGTACACTGTAAATTTCACATGGACCACAGATGGTTCCCATTCAAATTCAAAATCCTCTACGGATTCAGTCCTTGGATTTACCATCAGAGCCTCTTCTATGGTACGTTCAATCGCCAGTTCCACAGCTGTATCATCTTCTTCCTTCATGGCATCTTCCATCTCTGCACCGATATCATCATCGTATCCGAGACAGCTATACCTTTCTGTAGCAACTGCCTTTACGCACCATGTCTTATATGCTTCGAGCCCTTCGCTTTTAAGCATGCAAAAAGGAGATTCGCAAACGAAATCTCCTTTCTCTAAGTCCCATGCCACAGATGGCTTGTACTCTGCGTCATATTCTTCATTTTCTTCCTCATATTCCGGTATATCCACCACCGGATATAAGTTGTTTTCTGACATATATGTCCTCCTATACAGGTCTGGTTATTATATCAATCACAACAGCGGTATCCTGCACCCAAGCGATCAACACTCTATCTCCTGCCTGTAACTGCCGCATTGATTCCGGAAGATATGCTTTCCCAGAATGCTCAGTCTGCACATCGCAGAATGCATCTCCCGTCTTTCCAAGGGTAAGCTGTCTGCACACCCTGTAATCCTCCTTTGGAATCGCAATCGGAAAAGTGTTCGAGAGTAGGCTACCATCTGCCTGAATTTCTGCAAAATCAAGGCATAGGGGTTTATCTGCGTGCTGTTTCATTCTACTATCAAGAGCTGCTGCCAGTCTCGACACTCCATCATTACTATCAAATGCCATCCTCTACCTCCCGTTAATCGAATGTTCCTTCATCTACCCATCCACATAGGTGTGTTTCGCTCCAATCAAGACCTTCCAGACACCAAGGATGTGCGCTGCCCGGATTACTATGCGTGATCTTTGCTTTTCCTGCTGCAACCTGGTAGCCAGATGACGCATCCGAAGAAACATAATGTGTACCGCCATGGAAATTGACTGTATCGCCAACACTAAAATTTCCAGTCTTTTTCTTGTTTCCAGAACTGGAAGAAGATGAAGATTTCAGCTTTGTTTTCTTTAGGCTTATTGTCATTTCCATCTTATCGCAGTCATGAGTTATTGCTTTTACCCAGTAATAACCGGATCCCGTCGACATTTTTATATGAACAATGTCGCCTTTCCGGATAACTGGCATATCAACAGTAACCACCTTGATTTCCTCTTTCGGTTTTCCATCATCTTCAAGAGTCTCTTTTGCTGTCTTTTTTGCTTCATCCAAGCTATCGTCTTTGGCTCTTGTAATGATCTTCTGCCGGATACCGTATTTCGTCTGTCCATCAACTGTAGCTTCTACTGGTCTGCGCTTATCATCATCTGCCTCTCCAAGAATTTTCACCCTCGTGACCATTCCCGAAGTGCTTATTTTATGAGAAACGCTTATCATGTTCTCGGTCTCACCGAAATGATAGATATTGCTGTTACTGCCAATTCCCAGAATCTGCGCCTTGCCCTTTACGGAACGAATAACGGAATATCCGCCGCCTTTCTTTTTCGCCTCATCCAAGATGTCCTTAACCAGTGTGCCAAGTTTCTTTTTATCTTCCTTTATCACGCCATGAGTTACGTTTGGACCGGTGTATTTGTTTATTGTTATACCCCACTTTTCGAAAAAATCCTGTATAACCTGCTTTGTCCGGGCACCACTTGAATAATATACGCAGTCCTCGGACTCCTGCAGATCATACAGGTTATCATAAGCTTTCAGCTGTAGCGGCTGGCTGCTCAATTTAGCAGATGGATTCCACTCTACAATCCGGCCACGCATGGCTTCATGTGCAGTTCCTGTCTTGTATCGGTAATACAGGTACAGATAACATCCAGGTTTCGTCAAGCTGGAGAGTCTGCCCTTTGTGGTCTTATCGTTCTTCACCGTACACGACAGCTTCGCCGCAAGCTCATTTTCCAGTTCTTCCCAGCCCAGATCTTCAACAAAATTTGTTATGTCGTATTTCTTCTTTTTCTCGGTCACAAGTACCAGATAATAAGAATATTTAAGTGGGTCAACCATCTAACCTCCTTTACGGTATCGTAAGGATAGTTCCAGGGAATATCCAATCCCCTTGGTCGCTATCCTTATGCCCGTATTTTTTCGCAGCCTTTTCTATCGCTGTCTTATTTGCATCATAAATCTTTTTCCAATCTGCTCCTGATCCGTAAAATTTCTTTGCGATATTCCACAGGCAGTCACCAGATTTAATGGTGTATGTCTGTTTTTTCTTATCTGTTGAACTCTTTTTCAGGTTCGTTCGGGTTGTCGTCTTCTTTTTCTTCTTATCAATGCCAAGGTCCTTTGTGGTCTGGATTTTAAGCGGACGATAACGATAAAAGGAAATGCTATAAGAGTAATCTCCTTTCCCGCCAAATTTCTTATATTCAAAGCTATTAATCGTCACATCAACATTGATGCCGCCGCCGGCAGAAATGATAAGGTTCAGAACCGTTCCCTTATCTCGCCAGTTTTCCAGCTTCTTTATAACAGATTTCGGATCCAGCCACTTCGTATGTATGGTGGACATCTTTTTTCTGGCTCTTCCCCAGAGGTATCCATCCCATTCATATGTTCTTATATCAGGTCCGGTTGGAAATGCAAACACGCCCTGTTTTATAATGTCGTATTTCTGATATTTTGCATTTCCTTTGACCCTTATCTCTTTGTCTGGAAGAGAAGGAAAACGAAGGCTAGATTTCTTATTAGCTGCTTCTTTTACAGTTACTTCCATGTTTCCCCTCCTTCCTAAGTTGGCATATTTGCATATGATTCAAGTAATCTTGTTGCCAGTTCACCAGACATCTCATTAATCAGCTCTTTCAGTTTTTCCTTGATGGTATTGACAGTATCATTTCCGCTATTTCCGTTGATATTGAACACAGGGTTCATGTTAATCACAACCTGCCCCTTGTCTCCGCTACCAGAAGAATCTCCAGAAGTCGAGTCTGAGGAACCGCCTGACAACGGAACATCACCAATCATGCCGCCGTCTGCATACTCTTTGACACCCAATGCCCGTCCAGCCTGTAACCACAAGTCCATGCCTCTGCCTCGGCGTTTTGAGCCAAGAGGAATAATAGCTTCTGGACCATCTTCACCTACCCAGGATAATAACGGTCCGGTAACGATGCTTCCCTCTGCATTACCTGCAATAGTAGCTGTAACGGATGAACCTCTTCCAGATGTTGTAATTCCGGCAGATGGATTTGTTATATGCCAGTTAAGAGTTACATTAACGGTGCATGATGCAGGAATCGGATTAGAGAAGGTAGACTGTACTTCTCCTGCAACTTCAGAATATACTTCTGCAGCATTATTGGTCTGATCGAGAGTTACATCTGTATGTCCGTCTGCTGGCATAGATTCAGAGAATGTACTTTCAACCTCTGACTGTGCCTGCTCTTTTGCTCCGGACGCATCTGTGGTCGCGTCAGTGATATTAACGTTTGCAGTTGTATCTGTCTCAACCGGTTCCGTTTCGGTCTGTTCTGCGGTTGCGCTCTGTATACCAGAAGTATCAACCTGTACCAGTTCCTGCGGAATTGTTACGGTTGCTCCTGCCTGTACTTCAATGCCGTTGGCTGCAAGTGTCCCGGATTCCATACCAAGAGCCGCTTCAATTTGAGCTGCTGCTACATCGGAATCCACTTCAACATTTGCCAGATCAACTTTCACTCCTTCTGCTGTAACGGACATTTCAGCCCCTTCAGCATCCAGAGCCGACATTGCCTGCTCGATAGCAGCCTGCGCCTTATCTCCGTCCATTTCAGCAGTTATTGTGTCCATGGAGATGGTGAGTTCCTGATCTGGATGAATAACGTATGGGCTTTCGATGCCATTCTGTTCCGCAATAGTCTGCCAGTCAATTCCAAGAGCATTGCCAATTTCCCAAAGGCAATCCCCCTGCTCAACTTTAATCTTTATGCTGTCAGCAGTAACCTCTTCAGTAGTTGCAAGATCTCCCAGTTTTTCATTCAGCGCTGATACCCATGCATCCTTATCTATGTCTACGTCACCATCGACAGAAGCTTTCAGACCTTCAAGTGTAATTTCATTGTCAGTCGTTTCTGCTGTAGCCCTGTCAATTGCAGTTCTAAGCTCATCAGGCAACTGCTCTCGTACGCTTTCGTACATCGGATTATTCGGATCCGTCAAAACACTCTTCATTTCTTCGCTTCCAGATTCGAGAATCTGGTTTGCGTAATTCTGCCAAGCCGCATCAACGTCACCTGCTGCCGCACCAACTTCGATTGCTTCCTTGTACCCATCCATAAGGCTTTGTGGCACTGCCTGTCCTGCTTCTCTGTACTGGTCAATCAGGCTTCCCATCTGACTAACATCCGGAGCCATCGACTGATACAATTCGTTTAGTGCTCTCTGATCGGCATTTGCACCAATTCCCAGGAAGCCTTTTCCATTATCCATAGACGTAAACATATTATCAAAGGTGCTTGCAATCGTACCATAAGCTCCGCTTTGTAAGCTGGTTTCCGCACTCTTCAAAGCATTCTGTGCAGTTTCTGTAAGCGTCTGGATGTTTCCAGTAATCTTCTCGCCATATGTATCATTCAGGGTATTACTTCCAAGTTCAAGACTCTTGGCTAATTCGGAGCCTTGCTGTCCTCTTACATACCACCCAGTCTGTTCTTTGTAGCTCTCATACTGTTCAGGAGTAATTCTTCCATAGTCCTTCATTGCCTCCAATTCCGAATACCACTGAGTCGTATCTGCTTTAATGCTTTCCATTGCAGTCTCGCGCTGGCTTCGCATTTCATCCATCAAGTCTGTAAACGAACCGCTTTCCAGGTCAGCAGCGCTCATATGTCCGTATTCCTGTTTAATCCAGTCCCACTGCGCTTGTGCTTCGGCTTCTTTCCAGCGGGCAGTAATGTTATTCATCTTCTCCTGCAATGCACTAATAGCTTCTTCTTCATTCACATCAATGATGCCGTCTTTCAGGGCTTCTGAGACCTTTTGTGACAACTGACTGGATAAATCGGATAGCTCTAAATTGTCCGCTCTAGCCCATTCCTTGATGTTCTGGGCTAATGTCTGTCCATCTTCTGTCCCTCCGAGATATGTCTGGACATGAATGTGAGCCGCAAATGTACGACTCTCCAGTTCAGATATCTTACTTTCAACAAAAGTATTAATATTATCCGTATATTCCTGCTGTTCATCAGCTGTCAAAGTGATTCCAACTCTGCTCTTGAATTCAAGAACATCATTTGATTCCAAAGCTTTCTGCGCTTCAGCTCGTAGATTGTCGGCATTCTGTACTTCATTTAATGCCAATTCGACATTGGTAAGGTACTTCTGATTCAGTATTCCTGCCGCCGCATCTTTGACTTCGTCTGCAGATAATTTAATCTTTCCGAAATGATCTTCAAGACTATTTTCCAGCTGTGTCTCATTGTACTTGTCGATCGCAAGCTTAATGCCGATGATCGCAGCTGTAATTCCCGCTGCCGCAAGTCCAACTTTCGCTCCTACAGGAATCATAGAACTCAGATTGCCTGCAAAGTCCATCACATCGTTTGCATTTCCAGCTGCCTCTGTGATGCTGCCAATAGCATCTCCGATAGGAGACAAGGTTTCCACTATGTTTTTCCCTTTTTGAGCAACCGTAGCTGCTCCTTTTGCAAGAATCCCTGCACTTAACCAAGATGTTAATCCCGCTTTTTCACCGCCAGGAAGAATAGCCGCTGCACTCGAAAATAATGTGCCAAGCCCGCTTGATATTAATTGCGCGCCATCTCCAGAAACCCAATTCCCGAACGGCTTTGCGATTATTGAATCCCATGCTATGTCTATCTTTCCAAACAGATCCGCATTCTTCCATTCATCAGAACCGGTCATGTCAGTGATCTTGCGTTTTACGCCTGCAATCTTATCATCTGCCACATCCATAACCGCATTGATTCCATCCGTTATCTCAGGCATCATATCGGTAATTCCACCTGCAATTCCTCTTAAATACGGAGACAACCGTTTTCCAAAGGCATTCTCCGTACCTTCGATAGCACTCTGCATTAATGTAAAGGAGCCTTTAAGGTTGTCCAGCATCGTGTCAGCCATTCCCTCTGCCGCATCTTTTGAATTGCCAATTGCTGTGCTCAGCTTGTTGTAATCCTCTTCACTGGCGTTGATGATTGCTAACATGCCGGCCATGGCCTCTTTTCCAAAAATGGTTGAAGCTGCTGCTGTCTGCTCAGTCTCAGAAAGTCCACCCAAGCTTCCTCGAAGATTATCTATTACTCCTCGAAGGGATTTCATGTTTCCCTCAGAATCTGTAAGGCTGATTCCGTATTTATCCATAGCTGCTGCCATGCTGTCTGTAGGTGCCGCCATATTTGCCAAAGATGTTTTAAGTGCGGTACCGGCCATGCTACCTTTAATACTTGCATTTGCCATTAAACCAAGCGCAAGAGATGTATCTTCAACGCTGTAATTCATAGCGCCAGCAACAGGAGCGACATATTTAAACGATTCTCCAAGCATTGACACATTTGTGTTGGCATTGGCACTCGCCTGAGCAAGAACATCAGCAAAATGCCCTGCATCACCCGCCTGTAATCCGAAAGCTGTCAGCGCATCTGTCACAATATCGGAAGTCGTACCAAGGTCTTCGCCAGATGCTGCTGCAAGACTCATAATACCGGATATACCATCAATCATCTGTTGTGGCTTCCATCCTGCCATAGCCATGTAATTAAACGCCTCAGCTGATTCTGTAGCCGTAAACTTGGTCGTTGCGCCCATCTCCTGTGCTTTTGCGGTCAGATCATCAAACTCCTGTCCTGTTGCGCCGGATATAGCTTTTACCTGTGACATCATAGACTCGAAGTCCTGGAAGGAATTAACCGATTCTGCCACACCGAAACTGGCACCGATCAACGATGCCCCTTGCACAACCGGATTTTTTGCTGCACTTGCAAGCGCAGAAATAGGAGCGGTTGCCGCATCTATGACACCAATAGTAGCATTAAACACGCTTCCTCCCCATGATTCCGCTGCATCCTGTGCGGCCCGGATAACCGGCGTAGCTTCATCAGATGCTCCAATCTCAGCATCCCCACTCATTCCATCGAAATTCTCCACCGCATCAGAAGCGGCGGATACTACCGGGGTGGCGCTATCGTCTGCTCCTATTTCTGCATCTCCGGAAGTACCGTCAAAATTTTCTACAGCATCCGAAGCAGCATTGACCGTCTGCGTAGCAGAATCATCTGCCGCAACTTCAACTTGTGCCGTCTCTCCGTCTATCTGCTCCGTAGCATTTTCAACAGCTGAAAGAACCGGGGTTGCATTGTCGTCTGCTCCTATTTCTATCTCAGCCGCTACGCCTGATCTACGCTGGAATCGTTGTGCCGCCCTATCCGCTCTCTCGAACGCTCTTTCCATTGCAGTGAGATTCCTGGTCACACTCGACGTTCCGGAACCGGTATTATCGACCACATCAACAGGAATCTCTATCCTTATCGTTTCTGCCAAGTATCTCACCTCTTTTCATTTTTCTTAATATTTTCTTCAATCCATACCTCCGTGGAGGCAAAAAGAAAGGCTCTGACCCCTTCGGGCAAAGCCATTACTTCATCCGGTCTAATCCCCTGTCTCTGGAATATCCAGTGCAACAGGGCTGATTTATAACCGGACCTTATAAGTTTTTTGCTGTATTAACTTTATCTTCTTCTGTGTTATATCCGCAGAGTTCATCAAGTGTAGTAAGAACTTTCTCTTTCTCTCCCGGAAGAAGAGCTGCTTCGATCACGTCAAGTGCGTTGATAATCTTCTTTCCTTTCTTTCTAAGTGCTTCCTGAATATTTTTATTGTTCCATAATTTTTCCTGATCTTCTGCTACAGTTGCATTGTAGATGAGGGAACTGCGGAATTTTGCATTATCCATTCCAT